CATACTCCGCACGCATGAGAGGAATAAAAAGCTACGAGATGCTGGGCTAAATTCGATGACCCGCTCGGCAAAGCATATGGTTGGTGGGTACATCGATGTTATCGCAAAATCTATTTACGAGGACCTTCAGGCATGGTCATCAGGTCGAGGACGTAAGGGCTTCGACGCTTTCCCCAAGATCATCGACCTTGAGTGCAGCGTGTTAGCTGTCATAACCCTAAAAACAGTTATGGACTTCTGTTCTACAGTCGTCGAAGGGGAGCTTCGAAGTTCTCTTACGAGTTGTGTTAAAGAAATTGGTGAGAAAATCGAAACAGAAATTCGACTAAGAACTTTCGAAGAAGCAAACCCAGACTTGTATAACAAAGTGAACGAAGACTTAAAGCGTAGAGCTTGGGGCTATAAATATAAACGTCGCAAGCTTATGGAAAGTTGTAAACGAGCAGGGATCGAATGGTTACATTGGTCGAAACAAGATAAAATTAAAGTAGGTACACGCCTTCTCGACTACGTTTTATCTCATACGAATATCGTTGAGGTCGAAGAACCTCATCGAAAGCAGAAGCGTGTCAAGTTTACTGATGACTGCGTGTCTTGGATAACAAAATCCGACCATCTGCAAAGCATACATGAACCGTATTGGTTGCCTATGATTGTTCAGCCTAGGCACTGGGGAGATGTTGTGCCAGATCCCGACCCTAAGATCAATAAAGCTGGGGGTTACCTGTCCCCACATTTGCCTAAGTTAAATTTGGTTCGGACAGGAAATCGAAACTACCTTGAGGAACTTCGAAGCTTCGAGATGCCTGAGGTCTACAAGGCTGTAAACGCTATTCAAGACACACGTTGGCGTGTCGATACCGACATGCTTAATCTTGTCGAAGAGCTTTGGAAAACAGAGTCACCGCTTGGTGGTTTACCGTCTGCAACCAACATCGATATTCCACCGAAGCCCGTCAATAAAGACGACCAAGAGGCATGGAAAGAGTGGAAAGGTAAAGCGACAATAGCCTACGCCGAAAGAAATAAGTCGATCAGCAAGCGTATCTTAGTCTCTCGGACATTGTCGGTTGCCAATAAATTCAAAGAGTTCGACGACCTGCACTACGTTCACACTTTGGATTTTCGAGGTCGAAGCTACCCCTTGGCGACATACCTTCAACCTCAAGGTGATGGTGTGAGTCGGTCACTCCTTCGGTTTTCTAATGCTGAAGGAAAACCAATGAATGCTGAAGCGGCTAAAGAGCTGGCGATTTATGGTGCAGGACTATACGGATATGACAAGTGCACTTTGAGTCAAAGGTACGACTGGGTACGTGAAAACGAAGAAGCTATTCTCGCATCTGCTGATGACCCATTTCAGAATAAATTTTGGTGTGACCCTGACAAACCTTTCTTGTTCCTCGCATGGTGCCGCGAATGGTTAGGTTGGAAACGTGATGGTACAGCACACTACAGCACGCTTCCGGTGATGCGCGACGGCACCTGCAACGCCATTCAACACTGGGCGGCGTTGCTACGCGACGAAAAGGCAGCAGCACACGTCAACATGTCTGATAGTGCGCTGCCGGGAGATGCATACACAGTAAGTTTGACTACTTTATTAAAAAGACTTGAGGATAAGGCGCTATTAGGTGACGCGGTTGCTCAAGGTTGGTTAGACTTCGGTCTCGACAGGAAGCTAACCAAGACTCCGACCATGACGTTGGCGTATGGGTCAACCAAATTTCGCTGTACTGAAACTATCTGTGAATGGGTGCGAGAGAGATGTACAGAAGAGAATATCCCTGAACCTTTTGATGGAAAATATTTCTCGGCAGCGCAGAGTTTAACGAACGACATATGGGACGCGATTAAACAGACCGTAGGTTCCGTAATGATCGGCATGAAATTTCTCCAACAGACAGCGCGAGTACTCCATAAGGCTGGACTGCCGATGAGCTGGGTAACACCGACAGGGTTCTATGTGCGACAAACATACCCAGAACTCCGTGACCGAAGAATTAAAACTAAACTTATGGGCAATCAGATTAGAATGCTGATCAAAGAACCACATGCGACGAAGTACTCGCGGTCGAAGCAGGTCAATTCGGTAGCGGCGAACTTCATTCATAGCCTCGACGCTAGCGCAATGATGAAAACTGTCTGTTCATCTATGGATCAAGGCGTTACTGCCTTCGCCATGATACACGACAGTTTCGGAACTGTAGCACCGGACAGTCACATACTAGCTGAAGCGACACGTAAGGTGTTTGTCGACATGTACTCGGACACAGATTATTTGTCCGACCTAAGGGACCACATAAAGAGTATCCTTCCGAAAGACATGGTGGAGGATCTCCCAGAGGTTCCCGCGATGGGGTCCTTTGATATTAATCAGGTTTTGAAATCTGAACATTTCTTTAGTTAAGAGTCTGAGGGGTCCTCAGAGAAAGGAAGATGTTGAAACAGTTTACAAGATTAACAACACCCGCTGGCATAGCTAAGTGGGCTTGGGTGTCGAAGGCTGACACAAAGTACAACAGCGATGGGGAGTTCAAAGTAACGCTGGTCCTCGAAAAGGACGCGGCAGAACCTCTGATAAATAAAATCGAAAAGGAGTTGAAAGAGTTCTACGCTGGGTTGAAAGCCCAAGGTAAGAAAAAAATTAAGGAAGCTGTGAGACCATACGGAGAGGAGGTTGACGACGAAGGCGATCCCACAGGGAACGTCGAGTTCAAGTTTAAATCTAAAGCGAAGTTCGTTCCCCGCATTCCTGTATTCGACTCTTCAGGTAAACCTATGACAAATGTAGATGTTTGGTCAGGTTCGAAGATCAAGGTCAATACAACATTGGCACCCTACAGTGCAGGTATAGGCGAAGGTTTATCTATGAGATTGAATGCGGTTCAAGTCATCGACTTGGTTCGCGGAACTAACGGAACAGCAGAGGGATACGGCTTTGGTGAAGAAGACGGGTACGTCCACGAGGACGAAGAACCGTCGATGGAAGAAGAGATCACAATCTCTGAAGAAGTTGAGGACGAAGGCGACTTCTGATAGTTTAAGGAATAGCTCCTTTAGGTCGGGGCTTGAAGAGAGGGTGGCACTAAAGCTCGATGAGCTTGGTGTCACCTTTTCGTTTGAACCGGGATGGATTGAATACGTTCGTCCATCTAAAGTTCATAAGTATATGCCTGATTTTGTAGTCGGTGACACAGTCATCGAGGTTAAAGGCAGGTTCGATAGTGCGGATCGAGCGAAGCATTTGCTGATCCGAAAACACTACGGTCCTCCTGATGAAGGCGGGGTAGATATCCGCTTTCTGTTCTCAAATCCACGACAACGAATTTCAAAAAAATCTAAGACTACTTACGCCATGTGGTGTGAGCGGCACGGCTTTCGCTATGCCGACTTTGGTGGTCTTGAAGAGTTATTAGAAGGATGAATGAACGAAAATCTACAGAACTAATAATCATACATTGTGCGGCGACTAAGCCCTCAATGGATATCGATGCTGAGTGGGTCAAGAAGGTACACATTCAGCGGGGATTTAGAACCATCGGTTATCATTTCTTCATTAAACGTGATGGCTCAATCGAGAGGGGGCGAGAGCTTCGCGAGATTGGTGCCCATGCTTATGGAAAGAATGCCGTCAGTGTAGGCATCTGCCTTGCTGGTGGTATCGATGAAGATGGCAATCCAGAAAATAATTTCACAAGCGAACAGATGGATGCACTTAACCGAAGGGTAAAAGCGTTACTAAGAATATTTCCTGATGCCGATGTGATTGGTCACAACGAGATAGGTAATAAAGCTTGTCCATCTTTTGATGTGAAGGAATGGAGAAAGAGGAATGTCGAACAATACAAATCTGAGTGATGCATTCAGAAGGTCTTGAAGAAGACAGTGTGTTCGTCAGGCATGAACCATGTCCATCGTGTGGGTCGAGGGATAACCTCGCTCGTTACACAGACGGACATGGTTACTGCTTTGGTTGTGAACACTACGAACACGGTGATGAAACATCTTATGAATATGAAGGAGAGAAACTTTTGCAGACAACCAGCAAGCCGATAACCAAACGGAAGCTGACACAAACGACAACAAACCATTTCGGTTATGGGGTTGGCGAGGACGGTAGTGAAACCGTTCAAGTTGCCAACTACTATGACAACCAGAAAAATCTTATAGCCCAAAAGATACGCACCCCAGATAAAAAGTTTCGATGGAAGGGGAACAGCAAAGACGTAGGTCTCTACGGTCAGTGGTTGTGGCGTGATGGTGGTAAGATGATTACCATCACAGAGGGTGAGCTAGATTGCCTATCGGTATCTCAGGCTCAAGACAATAAATGGCCTGTGGTCAGTGTCAGTCACGGTGTAACTAGTTCAGTTAAGAGTGTTAAGAAATCTCTAGATTGGCTGGAGAAATTTGAACGCATCAATATCTGCATGGATAACGATGTTGTTGGAAAAAAATTTTCCGTTGAAGTAGCCAAGCTGTTTAGTCCCGGCAAGGCACACATTGTTAACTTACCCCTGAAGGACCCCAGCGAAATGCTGGTGGCAGGTAAACAGAAGGAACTACTTGATGCGATCTGGGGTGCCAAAGCGTATCATCCAGATGGTATTGTAGATCACGACCAACTTCTTGATTACATAAAGCGACCGAAGAACAGGTCATCTATAGCGTACCCGTTTGCAGGGCTTAACGATAAGACGCATGGGATGCGGCGAGGTGAGCTTGTAACGTGGTGTGCTGGTTCCGGTGTGGGTAAGTCACAGGTCTGTCGTCAGATAGCGGAAGAGCTTCTTAGCCACGGTGAGAAGGTAGGATACATAGCCCTTGAGGAGTCCGTTCAGCGTACTGCCGAAGGAATGTTATCCCTCAAGTTAGGTCAACCCATTCACTTAGATACACGAGACTGGAGTGAGTTGTCTGACGATGAGCAACAGGACCGGACGAAGGCATATGGAAAGCTCAAAGGTCTGTACTGTTACGATCATTTTGGTTCTGTCGATAGTGACAACCTTCTTAGTCGTATCCGTTTCATGGCAAAGTCTCTCAATGTTCACTGGGTAGTACTCGATCACTTATCAATAATGTCATCAGCATACACCGATGGCGATGAACGTAGAACAATCGATGCTACGATGACTGCACTTCGATCACTGGTCGAGGAGTGCAACATTGGTCTGATACTGGTGTCTCACCTAAGGAGACCGGACGGCAATAAAGGCTATGAGAATGGCATCGAGTTGTCACTCAATGCTCTCAGGGGTAGCCACTCGATAGCTCAGTTGAGTGATCTTTGTATTGGCATCGAGCGTGATTTGAATGGAGAGGACAGGCATGTGTCCACCATCAGGGTCCTAAAGAACCGCTTCAGCGGTGACACTGGGGTGGCTTGTCATATTCGGTTTGACCCAGAGACCACTAGGCTTGAGGAGTGCATGTCTGAGGGGTCCTTAGACATGGAGATCCTCAATGACTTTTAACTTTTCAGAGGCTGCTGTTGACGTAACACTCATGGTCTTCGCTGCGTGCTGGGAAGCACATATAGAACAGAAAGAGGTCATCATTACCGTATTCGATGACGGTACTAAAGAGTTAGTCGAGTACATGCTTGATGATGTCAGCGAAAGATTTCCGTCAGCAACCTTGGTGGTCTGTAATAAGGAGTCAATCCATTGATATTTGATATCGAAACCAATGGTCTCGACGGTGATGTGATCCACTGCATAACTGCTATCGATGAGAATAGTGGTGATCGGTTCTTGTGGACACACGACTGGAGAGAAGCTCTTCCTGTTTTAGAAGACGCTGATCTTCTGGTAGGACATAACATCATCGAGTTCGACATACCTTTTATTCAGCGGTTAGAGCCAAGCTTTAACCCTAAAGGTACAGTACGTGATACTTTGGTATTAGCTCGCTTGGTTTGGCCTGACGTTAAGTCTAAAGACTTTGATCGTGAGGACTTCCCAAACAAGCTTATTGGTTCTCATAGTCTCAAAGCTTGGGGTATGCGTCTTGGTGTACACAAGGGAGACTTCGATGGTCCTTGGGATACTCTAACGGAAGAGATGTTGGAGTATGCCAAGCAAGATACTGAAGTCACTTTGACGTTGTATAATTCTCTCAAGGAACAGAAGTTCGATGAGAGGTCCATACGTTTAGAACATTCCGTTCACAAGATATGCATGAAGCAGTCGAACCTAGGGTTTAAGTTCGATGAAAATTCAGCATGGTCTCTTCTAGAGATGCTGTCGTTAAAGCGTAAGTCGATAGAGGAGGAGTTACAGTTAGCCTTTCCACCTTATGAAGTCAGAACTCCCTTCATGCCTAAAGCTTCTAATTCAAAGTATGGGTATGTTAAGGGCGAACTGACTGAGAAGGTGCATGAGGTTGTCTTTAACCCTGCAAGTCGTCACCACATAGCGAACAGGCTAAAGAATAAATACGGTTGGAAGCCTAAGCATCATACTGACAAGGGACAACCGAAGATCGATGAGACTGTACTCATGTCTCTGCCATACCCTGAAGCTAAGAAGCTTGCTCAATACTTTTTAATACACAAAAGGATTGCTGCCATTGGTGAGGGTAGACAGGCTTGGCTAAACAACGTCACTAGTGGACGTATTCACGGTAGGGTCATAACTAACGGTGCAGTATCAGGAAGGGCGACTCATGTTCGTCCCAACTGCGCTCAGATACCCAGTGTCAGAGTACCTTACGGCAAAGAGTGTCGGTCTCTGTTTACTGTGGGAGAAGACAATGTCCTTGTTGGTTCAGATGTATCTGGATTAGAGCTTCGGGTATTAGCTCACTACATGTACCCGATGGACGGTGGTGAGTATGCCAAGGCTATCCTTGAAGGCGATATACACACCTATAACCAGAAGAAAGCTGGGCTGGAAACAAGAGACCAAGCCAAGACTTTTATATATGCACTGATTTTTTCCGCTGGTGCGGAGAAGCTGGGGCAAATAGCTGGGGGTGGTAGGAAAGTTGGCGCTTCATTAAAGAAAAAGTTCTTAAAAGAACTGCCAGCTCTTAATGCCCTTATAGGCCAAGTCACATATAAAGCTGAAAGTAAGGGGTATCTGTTAGGACTCGATGGCAGAAAGCTGAGAGTTCGTTCCCCCCATAGTTCTGTAAACCTTCTCATACAATCCGCTGGTGCTGTTCTCTGTAAGAGGTGGCTAGTGGAAATGCACGCAGAGGTTATCAGAAAGGATCTTAAAGACCACTGTAACCAAGTCGCTTGGGTACATGACGAGGTTCAGTGGGAGTGTCGCAAACAAAAAGCAAAGGAGTTTGGAGAAATTGCAGTCCAATCTATTCGACAAGCTGGAGACTTCTTCGGCTTCCGAATGCAACTCGACGCCGAGTATAAAGTCGGAAGGGACTGGTCAGAGACACATTAGCATAGCGTGGTTGGCTGGCTACATCGATGGTGAAGGATGCTTTAACTATTATGGTCAGGGATCTCCGGGTCTAAAGATCAATAGTGCCAACTACGATATTCTCTGCCGAATTAAAGATAAATTTGGCGGGAAAATTTACAATCACGGTTCTGGTACGGATACCGCAAGACCTTCTTGGACTTGGAACATAATAGGGGACGAAGCAAAAGAGTTAGTCTTATTGCTCATTCCCTACCTCATAGAAAAACAAAGCCAAGCAGTAGCTATTCTCGGTCATACGCCGGGGAATACGTCCCGTAATCGTGTAATTGCTGATTATCTCAGAGACCAGAAGAAACCAAAATTCACTCACTTAATAGGAGAGAAGAATGAAGTTACTCGTAGACGGTGACATCGTGGCTTATCGCACAGCGATGTCGTTAGAACATGCGATAGAGTGGGAAGATGGGTTATGGACGCTGCACTCAGATGTTCAAGAGTGTACCGCTGAAATCAGTAACTACCTATCATGGTTGTTAGAAGAGGTTGATGAAGCGACTGACATTGTCGTTGCGCTGACTGATCGTGACAACTTCCGAAAGACTATAAGCCCAGACTATAAAGCTAACCGCAGAAACAAGCGGAAGCCTCTGGCTTTAAAAGGTATTAGAGAGTTCCTTGAAGACGAATACGATGCCATCGTTTGGCCTGAATTAGAAGCTGATGATGTGATAGGTATTCTGGCTACACAAGAAAGCATGATCGATAAGTGCATTGTGGTTAGTCCAGATAAGGATTTGCTACAGATACCCGGATACCATTTTATTGACGGTTCACTAATCCACCGTTGCATAGATGAGTGTGATCGATGGCACATGTTCCAGACGTTAACTGGAGATGCCACCGACAACTACAAAGGGTGTCCCGGTGTGGGTCCGGTCAAAGCAGAGAAGATCCTAACACCTAAGATCGTGGGTGAGGACAGTTCTCGATGGATGTGGAACCAAGTCTTACAGGCATACGACAAGGCAGGTCTCGATGCCGACAGCGCAGTCGATAACGCACGGCTTGCGTACATCCTTCGAAATGAAAATTACAAGAACAAGGAGATCTCTCAGTGGGAACCGCCTACAACATAAAATTATTTGATGACGAGGAAATTCCTGAGGTGTCCTCAGACATTGAAAACCCCAGTCACTACTCTCGCTGGAAGATAGAACCAATCACCTTCGTCATGGAGAACGGAGTGGAATTTTGGAGGGGCAATATAATCAAGTACGCCATGAGGGCTGGGTTTAAAACCCGCAACGGTCTTACGGATTGGGAGGCTGAGATTGAGGATTTGGAGAAGATAAGAAGGTACGCCGAGATGCGTATTAACCATCTCAAAGGTAAGGACAAACTATGAACCACTATAAGTGTTCGCACCTTTGCGAGGAAGTAACTGACCTGTTCACTAAGTTCAGGTCAGGACTTGCTGTCCAGATGATAAACTATCATCGAGGACGCCCATCAAACAGTAAAGAAGTAGACGAGGTTTTAGACGACATAACAGGGATCTCAGCTTCACTTCAGAAAATTAAAGAAATCCTAAAGGAGCTAAGATGACGTTTAGGTCTAATCAAAATCCTCAGTTTAGAAGCAAATTTAGTGAAGACATATTTAACCATAAGTATCGGCATGAGGGTGCCGAAACTTTTAGTGAGTTGTCTAAGACGCTTGTTGAAGATGTGTGTCAGGAAATGATGTCACGCGATGACAAAGATACACTCATTGAGGCGATAGCCTCTCTCAAATTTATACCGGGAGGTCGATATCTCTATTATGCAGGTAGGGATAAGAAGTTTTTCAACAACTGCTACTTGCTGTGTTCTGAAGAAGACACAAGAGAGGACTGGAGTAACCTAGCGTGGAAATCTGCAAGCTGCCTGATGACAGGTGGAGGTATAGGTAACGACTACTCCGTTTACAGGGCATCAGGTACACCTCTGAAGTCCACTGGAGGTATGGCATCTGGTCCGTTACCCGCTATGAAATTCGTTGACCATATCGGAGGTAGCGTAATGCAGGGTGGGTCACGCAGATCCGCGATATATGCCTCGCTTAACCATAAGCATGGGGACATCAATGAGTTTTTAGTCGCTAAGAACTGGGATGAAATGCCAGTCGGTGACACTACGATGGCGAAAGCTAAAGAGGCAGATTTTAATTTTAAATGTCCCTTAGACCATACCAACATCAGCGTGAACTACGACACTGATTGGCTCTTACAGTATTGGAACACCGGAGAACTTGGTCCTGTGTTCGAGAAGAACGTGGAGCAAGCCCTGAGAACCGCAGAGCCGGGGTTCAGCTTCAACTTTTTCGACAAAGAAAATGAAACTCTTAGGAACGCTTGCACAGAGGTCACCGCAAATAACATTAACGCCTTCGATGGTGGAGATGACAGTGACGTTTGTAACTTGGGGTCCCTAAACCTTGGTCGAATAGAGAGTATTGATGAATTAAAAACTATAACAGAGTTGGCAACTAAGTTTCTTATATGTGGGACGCTTAGGGCCGAACTCCCTTACGAGAAGGTCTATGAAGTACGTGAGAAAAACAGAAGATTGGGGCTTGGTCTCATGGGTCTCCATGAGTGGCTCATTAAAAGAGGCGAAAAGTACACCGTTACTGAAGAGCTTCACAAATGGTTGGGGGTTTACCAAGGCGTTAGCGATACTGTCAGCAATTCTTTTGCTAATGTTCTTAATATTAGTTGCCCTGTTGCCAATCGCGCCATTGCTCCCACAGGCTCGATAGCGATCCTAGCTGGAACAAGCTCTGGGATCGAGCCTCTGTATGCAGTGGCCTACAAAAGGAGGTACTTAAAAGGAAATAAACGATGGCACTATCAATATGTCGTAGACAGTACGGCACAGGAGATGGTGGAGTTATACGGTGTTAAGCCTGACACTGTGGAGTCCGCACTCGACCTCGCAGAAGATTACGAAAGAAGGATTAAGTTCCAATTCGACATTCAAAAATATGTGGATATGTCGATCTCTAGCACGATTAATCTTCCGAAATGGGGGTCCAAATTAAACAACCCCGATACCGTTAAGCCTTTTGCAAAAACCCTAGCTAAGTACGCGCATGGTTTAAGAGGTTTTACTTGTTATCCAGACGGCGCAAGGGGAGGTCAACCACTGGTTCACTGCACTTACTCGGAAGCTGTAGATAAACTCGGAGAAGAGTTTGAAGAGAGTGTGGAAGCCCACGATATCTGCGAGATTTCAGGTCACGGGGGTGTGTGTAATGTATAAACGATCTGTTGGGGACCACTTAAAGAGAGATACGGTTTTACCTGATAATGTAGATGAACTTATTGAATTGATTAATAAGCTTTATCCGAACAGAAGTCCCGGTCCTCAAGAGAGCTTTCAAGATCTCATGTATAGAGGAGGACAGAGGTCGGTAGTGGACTTCCTTATAGAACTTAAAAACAGATCGGAGATGTAAAGTGTGCATAGCTAGTCGAGCGCCATCCCCTGCGCCACAGCCTGTTATACAGCCAGCGAAAGATGAGCCAGCCCCTATTCTAAAACTACGAACAGATGATGGGTCTGAGGAAGTTGTAAGTCCAGATGCTGTAAAGAAAGACACAGGATCAGCGTCAATATCCGGGTTAAGTGATAAAGGATCATCTTCGCTTAGTATTCCTACTGGAAATAAGAAAAAGAATAACTCGGTAGCCGCTTAATGGATAAATCTTGTGCTGCACGGTACGAGAAATTAGCAACAAAAAGAGATTATTTTTTAGATCGAGCAAGAGAATGCTCAGAATTAACACTACCATCCCTTCTTCCTCCAGAAGGTTTCACACCCTCTTCAGATCTGTACACGCCTTATCAGTCCGTAGGTGCGCGGGGGGTTAACAATTTAGCAAGTAAACTCTTACTGTTGTTGTTACCCCCTAACGTACCTTTCTTCCGTTTAATGACGGATAAGAAAACAGAAAACGATCTCAGCATGAACCCTGAGATTAAACAGCAAATAGAAGTATCACTGTCTCAGATCGAGCGCAGTGTTATGGACGAGGTTGAGGCGCAGTCCATAAGGGTTTCCGTATTTGAGTCTCTAAAGCATCTCTTAGTAACCGGGAACGTCCTCATCCACCTTCCTAAAGAAGGCTCTTTAAAAGTATTTCCTCTAACAAATTATGTCGTCCGAAGGGACCCTAATGGAGAACCTGTAGAAATCATCGTTAAGGAAATGGTCAGTAAAGAGAGCGTTCCTGAAGGTTTCTATGATGACGGTTACGACAGCATTGACCCTGTAAATGGGGTTGGACATGAGGACGAAATTCCTCTGTTCACAAAGATCGTAAGGTCAGACGACAAGTACATTGTCTATCAAGAGATAGAAAATAAAATCGTAGGTGACTCCTACGGAGAGTACCCCAAGGATCTTCTACCTTGGTTGGCTCTCCGAATGGTCCGTATTGATGGAGAAGATTATGGGAGATCATTCACTGAAGAAGTCTTAGGTGACATACGTTCACTTGAAGCACTCACTCAAGCCCTTGTTGAGAGCGCGGCAGCGTCCAGCAAGTTGGTATTCTTAGTTCGACCAAACGCTACTACACGTAAGTCTGATATAGCAGACGCCAATAACGGTGATGTAGTCACAGGTTCTAGAGAGGACGTAAATGTCCTCCAAACAGAAAAGTACAACGACATGCGCGTTGTATTAGACTCAGTTCAACGCATCGAAGAACGTCTCAAATTTGCTTTTTTATTAAACGAAAGCGTTCAGCGACAAGCAGAACGAGTTACGGCCACTGAAATAAAGTTCATGGCCGACGAGATGGAAGCTGCGCTCTCCGGGGTTTATTCTCTCCTATCCGTAGAGTTCCAGCTTCCACTCGTATCTATCCTAATGAAGAGGATGGAAACCAAGGGTTTAATACCCACAATTCCAAAAGGCTCAGTCACACCTGTTATTGTTACAGGCACAGCGGCATTAGGTCGAGGTAACGACTTACAGAAACTCAAGTCATTCTTGTCTGATTTAATTCAACTTACTGGAGCCACACCTCAAGCTATTCAACGCATCAACTCAGGCGACTTGATACGTCGGCTTGCCGCTGGTCACGGCATAGAAGTGCAAGGTCTTCTCAGATCTGAAGAAGAAATGGCCGCGCAGATGCAACAAGCCCAACAACAAGCGATGATGCAACAAGCTATGCAAGAAGGCATCAAAGGTGCCGCTGGACCTGCGGCTAAACAAATAGTCGAACAAGGAATAGGTTAATGGCAGATGAACTAGACGCTGGTCGTAAGAAAAAGAAGACCCCAGCTAAGAAGAAGACCCCAGCTAAGAAGAAGCCCACAGCTAAAAACAGGTCTTCCAAAGTAAACAGATCCCCAAAACCAAGAATGAAAGATCCTACGGTCCAGACGAACAAGCTTACTGGAAGAGGTGACCCAAGTCGCATAGGTAGGCCAAAGTATGCTAATAAACCAGCTAATAAACCAGCTAAGAAACCAGCTAAGAAACCGAGCCTACGTGCAGATGCCTCAAAAAGAATAGCAGGTAAAACCGTCGCTAGAACGGCGG